ACCGTTGCCATTATTCACCGCCTTTAAAAATCAAACGTTCATCGTCTATTTTTTCGAGATAGACTTTTAATGTGTTTAATGTTTCCCATTCCGGTGCGGTTGGTTCTGTGGCGTAAGTCATCTGCACGTTTTCGCCCACTTGTTTTGCCACAACTCGTTCGGTAAGTTGGATTTCAAAAGACACGTCCGCTGTGTTGTTATTGTTGTAATCCATTTGGAATTTAAAGGCGTTTTCACGGCGTTGCGGATTTTCGAATAGTTCTGGTTGGTTTTTGCGTAGATACGCATTAATCGGCACGATTAGGCTTGCAATATCAAAGGCAAAGTCAGTGATGATGATGTTGAGCGTGTAACGATACTCAAAGCTCAGTGATGTGCTGCCTGTTGCAACAACTTGACCGCCGTCAACATAAAGCTGTAAGCGGTCAGGATTTTTCACAAAGTCTTGGTGACTTTGCTCAAGGATTTTGCNNTCCACGCAACGGGTTACGCCTTGAATTAATTGGCGGCGTTTTTCAGGAATGGGGATGTCGCAATCTTCGCAATAAAACGCACTGATCGCTTTAAAAGTTCGGTGTTTTTGTAACGCAATATCACGTGTCATTTGTTCGAGTTC